CGCGCCCGCTGCAACCAAGTGGGCACCTTATGGGTCGGAACGATCTCAGACTGACCCGTATTCGGGTCAGTGACGGCCAGCTCTGGACCACGCTCGCCCAGCAGTGTGATCGACGGATCGTGACCAGCCTGAGCCATGCGCTCCAGCAGGCCACCATGCTTGACCCAAGCCCCACCGTCAGCGCGCTTCTGGATGTTCGCTGGCCTGTTCCGTGTCTTACCCCACGGGTTCCGCTCTTCTGCCTCTTCAACGGCCTCTCGCGAAATGCGTCCAAGGGGGTACATCGATGTCGACTCAAGCGTCGGCTCACCATCGATCCCCTCTCCAACCTGCTTACCACCCAGCAGATAGAGATCGCGCGGGGAGAACTTCTTGCGCCCCCTATACCAAGTCCGCCTGCTTGACGGCATCCCGCCCAAGTCGTACTGACGATCAATGCCGAGATGCGGCTTCGACAAGTCGAGCCGACCGGCCGACACCCCGGACTCCCGAAGACTCTTACTCCCGAGGTTGTGACTGACTTTCCCGGGCCGCATATCGCGAGACAGGTCCGGAGTCCATCGAGTGAAGAGCGGAACCCCAGCGGTCTTCGCCGCCCCCCTGATCTCGGACAGGGACTTGAACTCCGGGAGTTCGCCACCTTCAGCACGCTTCTGGACCTTGGTGTCGTGCTCATAGGTGGCGTGATCGTTCTTGCCGCACTTGCCACAGAACTTCTTGTCGGCGCTGCGGGCAATCTCCCGGGAACGCTCCGGGAGAGACGCGATCACCTTCGGGTCACGGAAGTTGACCAAGCCGCCCTCGGCTCGACGCTTGAGCGCCTGCCGAAGCGAGAGCACCCCGAAGAACCTGCCCCCCGGGAGGAAGTCTTCAGGGCTGGCATTCAGCTTCGGATGATCGAGAAGACCGCGTGGGCGTGGGTTGTTCCACAGCTCATCAGGCTGATGGCTGAACCCAGACTTGCGCGAGTTGCACGATGTGCAAAGCGTCTGGAGATTGGACGGGTCCGTATGCGATCCGCCCTGAGCCTCACTGATGATCGCATCGACAGACAGACGACGGCCAAACTTGCGAGCTTCCGTCCGGTCAATCCCACAGTGCTTGCAATACGGATTGGCGCGGAGGTGAGCGCCACGGATCTTCTTCCACTCGCCCGTGTTCTGGGAGGCCATGCTGCGCTGGCTGTCGCCCATGGCGAACTTGTGGCCGATGGACCGGGAATACAGTCCGCCCTCAGCGAACTTCTGGATGTCATCGTCTCGGATGACACGGCCAAGGCCAGACAGCTTCCCGGCTGCCTCAGTCAGATCGATCGGTGCGTTCTTCGTCCTACGAACCTTGGGCGCTCTAACTGGAGCATCGGCAGTTACGGCAGCAGTGAACGGCTTGTAGATACCACGAGCCTTCGCCAGCTGCTCGTCAATCGGGAGGCTTCCGTGCGCCCCACGGAATGCTTCAAGCGCAGTCCTGAACCGGGGATCGCTGACGCTGGTAGCGCCTACGCCCGACTTGATGAGCCTCGTCAGCTCAGCCTGACCGCTTACCTGAGCCCGACCAGCCTCCATGGCTGCTGTGCGCTCAGCAAGACCAGCCCTGATGGCCTGCTCGCGATCAGTCAGAGGACGGCTCTCTCCACCGGTCCCCCAGTTGAGGGGCTTGGGGAAGTTGGTCCCGTACTCTGCCTTCGGCCTGCTGGCTAGCGTCTGCCATGAACCAATCGGTCCAACCTCGGCGTTGGCGATCGCCTTCTTGAGCGACTCACGCCCAACATTCGACTGACGTTCGTAGATCCCACGCTGCGTTTGCGCGTCCCAAGCCTTGCGCTCGTCTTCGGACATCTTCGCGCGGGGGGTTCCGGGATCAACTGACCCACCGACAGCTGCCCTGACCTTGGCAATCTTGGGAGCGCCCGTGCGCTCACCCTTGATGCCACCACCGGCCGCATCGCTGACCTTGTTGGCTACAGCGCCGCCCCACGCGTCGACTGCGTTCTCCCAGCCAGCCTGACCACCAAGGAGATCCGCAACGAGACCGACGTCTGCTGATGGGCCAAGCGAATGGACGCGACGACGAAGCTTCCGCATCTGCTTCATGCGGTTCTTGTCCATCGTTACCACGCCACCCGGGTCGGTGCGCGGAAGACCAGTGTCCTCGTCCCTAAGCTGGCCTCCATGCCCGCTGTGACGAAGCCTGAAGTTGTGGGCCAAGGTCCGACGCCGAATGGGATCGGACTCCTCGAAGAGCTGCTCAGCCTCCGGGAAGATGCCCTCTACGCCACCTTCCTTGAAGGCGGACTCCATCTCCGGGCTGATGTTCGCCCTCAGCTCAGCCTTGTGCTCGAACTGTGCTTTGGCCTCGTTCGCACCCATCGTGCGCGAACGACGCGCAGCCATGATGCGATTGCCTTCAACGCCCTCTTCGCCCGGGAGAGGCTCACCCTCTGGACCCCATCCGCGAGGGCCGTTGCCTGAGCCACGGAAGTTATGGCCCTTGGCCTTCTTCCCGCCACGAAGCTCATCTGGACCGAGACGAGGCCCCCCGGCAGAGGGAACCTCCGTAGCGGTTGTCTGGGACGTCGTACCGCCGGATGCAGGAGCACCCCGGGCAGCTCTTGGCTTCGCAGGCTCCCTTGTCCGCCTGCCGACTCCACCGATCGGCCCAGCCGCAGGAGTAGCAGCTGGAGCAGCCTGAGCAGCTCGCTCTTCGGCGCGGATGCGAGCTGCCTCGTCCTTGCGCAGCTTCTCCGTCTTCTCGATGTTCTGACGCTCGACACGGGCGATCGACTCGTACTTCGCCTTCTTGTTGGGCGTACGAGCGTCGGCAATCTGCCCATCTGCGAACTTCAGGACCGACCGCGACTCGCGGATCGATGCGTCGAGCTGCTTCTGTCGCTCAGTGCGCTGGCGCTTGGCCGTGACTGTGGTTGCCTTGGCGGCTTCCTCGGTCGTCTTGGCTGCTTCCTGCGTCGCTTTCTCAGCGGACTTCTGGGCGCGACGAGTGGCCTGACCCTGCGGACCCGGAGTCGTGCTAGACGTGCCAGTAGAAGTGGCCTCGCGCTGAGCCTGCTGCTGCTTCTTGGTAGCTGCGAGATCACCCTCAGCCGTCTTCTTCTGTTCCCTAGCCGTCTTCTCCTTGGCGCGCTCGGCCTCGTGTTCTGCCTTGTGTCGAGCAGACGCCTGAGCACGCGACTCTCCAGCTTGCCGACCAGCAGTAAACCCGCCCGACGACTCGGGCGGACCAGCGGCAGGCGCAGGTGGAGGGGAGGGTGGAGTTCGACGCGGCCCACGACCACGGCCGCCGCCAGAGGATGGGGAACCGTCTGGTCCGTTCCCCCAATCCCAGTCGACCGAAACGACGCCGTCGTACTTGGGAGGACCCTTGGCTACCCAGTCGAAGTCGATGCTGACGATCCCGATGTCCTTGCGGATCTGGGATCGAACCTTGGTTGCCTCGGCTGCCGACAAGCCAACCTTGATCGGGATGTTGACGCCGCCACCGGCCTTCAGACCCTCTTGGATCTTCTTCCGGACGTTGCCGATACCCAGCTCACCGCGCTGCTGGATGTCGACTTCGATGGGTACCTTGTGCGTCTTCTTGAGTTCGTTGAGGTACTTGGTGAGTGCAAGCGTGCCTGTCTGGAGAACGGGGCGAACTTCAACGGCAACAGAACGCTTGGTCGTACCAAGCTTGTTGAGTTGAGCATTCGCTTCCTCGACGCCAGCCTTGATCCCGGCACCGTCTACGCCTAGACGTACCTTGATGGCGTCAATCGTCTGGTCAGGCATCACGATCTCCGGTCAAAGTGAGTCGCCCTTGAAGATCTCCGCGTTGATGTCGAAGTCAACCGACTCCGGATCTTCGCTGGGAGCTGAGGGCTGAAGCGACGCGACGTAGAAATCGCGCAGCTCCTTGTAGTACCGGAATGGGTAGTGCCAGACGACGTGTGGCAGAAGACCCCAGAACTTCGCGGTGGCGAAGGCCATCTGCCTCGTCGTCATTCGTTTCCCGGTGCACTCTCCGTGGGAGTCTCGGCGTCGTCTTCCTTGATCTGCTTGATCGGCTCGTCACCGTAGTGCAGATCGTTCACGACGCGTCCAAGAGCGCGGTACAGACGCGACCCCATCTTGTTGACGACCTCTGGGGTGAGTTCAGGGCTGACGCAGCTCTTGGGAACCATCAGACGCAGGAGCAGGGTGCTGTCGGTGACTTCCTGCATGATCCCGTCTTCGTCGGCCTCCTCGCGGGTAGCGGCCTTGACGAGCTTGTCGTACTCGTTGATCTCAAGCTCGCGGAACTTGTATCGCTTCCCACGGATCTCGACGGTGACGACTTCCGGCTTCTCGCCCGGATCCGCCAACTCAACGGTCTTCGTAGACATGGATCGAGACTCCCTTCATCAGTAGGGTCCGGCCGATGAGTACCATTTCCTCATCACTGGCCCTCTGGACCCGGAACTGTCTGGTACGCCCAAGGGTCACGACGATCTCCTTGGCGTAGTCATCGTCTTCCCACAGGTGTGGGTTCAGATATGAGAACACGGCACGAAGGTCATACAGTCCGTTGCCTTCTTCGGCCCCGTCTTCCCCTCCGCGCCTAATGAGCTGCCATTGGGACATGGTCCCGATCAGGGCACCCAGCAGGGGAATGCGAACTTCTCCCTTGGTGCCGCTGATCCTCTGGAAGATGCCATGAGGCACTCAGATCTCCTCCGTCCTATCCGGAGTGAAGAGTAAGGGGTGGCAGCCCGGGCGGGAGGGATCATCTCGCCCGGGCCACCCTAAGTACGGACTACGGGGTCAGCGAGCCCGTGCTGAACACCGTCCACGCACCGGAGGCGCGGAAGTTGCCGGTCACCCGGATGGCGTCCGTGTTGGAGGCCGTCAGGGAGGCGTCCACGAGGCCGGGGCCGTAGGCCACGAGGATCTCGTGCGTGTCGCGGTCGTCGCCGTAGAGGTAGATCTGGATGGTGTCCTGATCCGTCGCGTTGACGACGAGGTCGCCGGACACGTCGAGGAGACCGTTGAAGGTCCCCTGAATGTCCTTCAGGCCGACGAGGTACGTCTTGTTGGTGTCACCGAAGACGGTGGCATCGACGTAGTCGCGGTTCAGGTTGAGGGTCCACTCGACCTTGTTGGCGACCTTGTTCGTCTGCGGAAAGCCCTGTCCGAGCTTGCCGCCGCCGAAGTAGATCGCCCCGTTCTTGCCGTGAAGCTTCAGGCCACTGTTGGTAGCCACTAGTTGCTCCTCTCAGAGAGTTTGGTCCGTCCAGATCTCGTACGAGCCGCCGATCTGGTAGATCTTCTTCCCCTCCGAGTCGACATCAGGTCCACCGGGAATGTCCGCGATGCGACGACAGATGAGGGTTGTCTGCCCATCCACGGAAATCTGCGATCCATCGAACGCATCGAGGATGAGCTGGTCGACGTTGTTGGCGTCGACCCCGTTCTCCGCGAAGGCAAGCAAGTCGATCAAGGCCACGATCACGCGGCTACCCCACAGGCTCCCGTAGGGTGATGCCACGAGGTTGTAGACCATGAACGGGTACCTGACCTTCTCGGGTGCGAACCCCTCATGGATCCCGCCTACGATGGCGGCCTTGAGAGGCCCGTTTGACCGGGCATGTCGAACGATCCCGCGCTTGATGGGAGCCGAGGTGGTTGCCATCAGCTTCCCTCCAACCTGATCTTCCCGAAGAAGTCATTGACCAAGTCGGAGAAGTCAACCTTGACGATCAGCTTCACGGGAACGCCGACTTCAGAACTGCCACCCGGGGAACGAGCACCAGTCTGAATAGCCCGCTGAAGGAGTCCACGCTGGCCCTTGGCCGGATCGACCATCTTGATGATCCGCTCTTTGGACTCGCGCAACCCCGGACGGAGGAACGGCTGTGCCTTGTTGTGGCGGCTGCCGAACTCCTGATCCTTCGCATAGTTGTGCGTGCGTCCGGGATCATGGGCAACAGCCCTCACGAACCCGTAGACCTCCGCACCGTTCCTGAACGGCCCTTCGATGGTGATCCCATCGTGGAGAGCACCACCGATCATCGCCTTACCGTTGACCATCCGGACCGCTCTGCCCTTGCCGGTCCGGCCTTTCCCGAATGCCTCGTAACGACCACGGGCCGAAAGCAGGCTAGCCAGCTCGAAGCGACCACCCTTCGGGCTGCGAATGAGCCCCACCTCTAGAGCATTCGGGCCAGCCCAGTGACGGAAGTTGGCACCGCCGATGAAGCCAGCTGGGGACTGAACAACAGGGGCGTAGCTGTTTGGCCTTCCCCTGATCGTCCCCTTGCCAACGACATACCGGCCTTCGCCCTTCGTGAGCCGAGACGAGTCTTCGTCCCATCTCGGCTGGCCCTGATCGCCGAACTTCCCGTACGTCGGGATCTGCTTCAGGACGCTTCCCTGATGAGACGAGTACGAGCCTCTCGTGTAGAACCCAGAGCCCTGAGCTTGCTTGGCCGACATGAACTGCGGAGCACCGCCAGCTGACCTGAGCGTCTGAACACTGCCAGACGTCAGATGATGCTCAACTGTCTCCAGCCTTCCACGACCGTGCTTGAAGATGTCCCTGACTGGAGCGTGCTTCTTGGCCTGACTCTGGATCTGCTTCAGGCCAAGGTTCACCCCTTCTTCGACTGCATCGAGAAGGGCTTGAGTCAGATAGCTTCCATCCAGAACCGGCATGTCACTCCCTCAGCCGCAGCGTGCAGGAGAGGAGGGCGGGCCATGTCTCGTCGGCTGTAGTGTCAGCCACCACGTACGTATTCGAGTTGATGACTACGTGATCTCCCGGCCGAAGGTCGATGTCATGGGGTACGTAGAGGCGGTACGTATTCACCGTGATGAGAGCCCCGGCATCCATAATCGCAACCGGAGTTGGGGTCGAGTGCAGCCACCCAAGGCACCCCTTCTGGGGAGTGACGTCGCTGAAGGCGACTGACGATCCGTACGGGTCCTCGCTCAACTCAAGGCCCACCGCCCCAGTCTTGCGCATGATGGTTACCGGAGTCGTCATCGCCATCTCAGCGACACGACGAACTCCCTCCATCTGCTGCTCAGACAGGAGCTTGAGCTTCACCATCAGCGCACCGTCAGGAACTTGAACCCATCAAGCAGCCATGCTGCCTCGGGCTCGATGTACGCGAGGTTCTCTGAGTTGATCTTGTCATCCGCGTTGGTGATCGTGACCTCGGCGACCTTGAGGCTCTTCACCCCGGTCATGCCGCGCGCCTGCTGCTCACGTTCGCCCAGCAGGTGGGTCGCGATCATGCCAACCGCATCGCGGATCTCCCACGCGAGCTTGTGCGTGTAGTCAACGGTCACAAGCGTTTGGGCGGCGAGAGGATCATCGAAGATGATGGTTCCCTCGAAGAGATCAACGATGTAGTCGGCAGCAGGAACCTCGGTTCCGTTGGCATAGACCTTGGCCGTGTTGGCGACCCAGTGCTGGTGAAGAGCACGGTAGGTGCGGGCGTCAGTCGGGTAGATAACTTCCCCGACCTCGTCGTGATCTTCCCCGTATGCGTAGGAGATCTCCGCGACCGGCTTCATCAGGCCAAGGCTGGGCATGATCGCACCGAAGAGTCCAACCCCGGTGAAGATCAAGCTGATGACCTCAACGTACCGCTCGGTGTTGTTGATGAACAGCTCTGTCGGCTCAATGTGGACGTACTGAGTGTTCGTGACGCGGACGTTCAGCTGGGTTACCGACTTGATCGGCCAGTGGTACGGATAGACGCGGCGGCTTCCCATGTCGAAGTCGCTCTCAGGAAGACGCCAGAAGTGCTGCTCTGGCTTCTCGGGAGTGATGATCCCCCCAAGGAACGAGTGCGGATGAGGGAGGCGCGGAACGGCGCAGTAGCCGTCGGCGATCGCCGATGAGCGCGAGAGGATGGACACAAGCTCGACATCCTCGATGCCTTCGAGATCAATGCCGAAGCCCATGGTGCGGTACTTCTCTGGCGACACATACAGCGTCATCGACAAGGCTCCTTGGTAGCGGGGGAGCCCCGAAGGGCTCCCCCACCAGACACTACGGGGTGTACTTCACCCGGACCTTGTTGCTGAACTGCGGAGCCTTCAGAGCGAGGCCCCACATCCCGAAGATGATGAACATGTGGGTCAGCTGACCCGAGATGCCGATCGGGATGTCGAGAACAGTCGGGCCATCCGTCCCAAGGAACGGAAGGCTGATGGTGCTCTCGTCCAGCAGGTAGATGTCGCGGACGGAGTTGCCGGAACTGACGCCACCCTCGGTCGCGCCTCCGTAGACGTAGCCCGCGATCGAGTCGCCCGGGACGATCCCGAACGGCACAGGACCGGCGATCGTGTTCACCTCGCGAGCGGTGACGCCGACGCCGATGTTGACCTGATTGGGGACAACGATCCGCGTCTTGGAGTCCTGCTGCTCGTTGAAGGTGTTCTGGTCGACCGGGTTCAGCCACGCGATGGACGGAACAGGGCCGCCGGACTGCACGATCTCGACCACCGCACCGTCCACGGCTCGGCGAATGTAGCCGGTCGTGTCGGGGTTGGTCGCCGGATCGATGTTCTTGGCGCGGCCGGTGTTCAGCAGGGTCCGGAGACCAGTGAACCCGTTCGCGTCATAGAGGCCCAGCTCGTTGGCAGCGGTGCCGCCAGAGTCGGTGCCGTTGCCGCCGAAGATGGTCTGCTGCATCTTCAGGGCCATGGCGCGAAGGCCACCCTGAAGCTCCAGCTGCTCGGCGTTCCAGCTCATGCCACCAGCCTGAACGGCGTACTGGCTCTTGAGCGAGACGCCGCGCCGGGTGGCGAGGATCGCCACGTTCGTCGTCTGGCGAACGTAGGTCGACCGATCATCGACCACGGTGCCAAGCTCGCCCATGAACTGGGCAGCACCGTAGTTGGTGATCTGCTGGTAGGTGTGGGTGAGGCCGTTCGCGGGCTCCTTGCGGAACCGGTCGAAGGCCGGGAACTGCCGGATGTACAGCTCGTACAGAACCGGCTCAAGATCCTGACGGATCAGGGCTGCCGCGCCACCCGTGTCGAGTGCGCGCTGAACTTCGGGATCGACCTCGCCGCGAAGGCCACCGAACCGCTCCTGAGCGGCATAGCCACTCCGGTTGAGCCACGCATCCAGCGGGATGCCGGTGTCGCTCCGACGAGCCTGCTGCGAGAAGAGCATCTCCAGCTCGGATGTGCTCTTCTGGTGCAGGGCGGTCCGCATCTCGAACATCTGCTCGGGGCTGAGCAGCTTGCGCGAGGGCGCAGGCCGCACGAGGCCATCGCCGACACCCTGCGTCACCACGGGGGCAACGGCATCGGCACCGACGGTGGGCTCCTCATTCAGCGCGAGCAGGGTCTTCTGGAACTGCTCCAGCGTCTCGGCGGTCTGCCGAGCAATCTGGAGCAGCTCGGGAGAGAGTCCGCTCATGTGTTCTTACTCCTCAGCAGGGAAAGGAAGTCGTCCGAGTAGATGCCTTCGAGGCCCTCGAACTGGTTCTTGGCCTCTCGGAATACCGTCCGACGTCCGACTGGCTGGTCAGCCAGCTTGTTCAGGATCGCGTTCGTGCCCGAGATGAGTTTCCCGGACAGAACCACGATCTCGTCACGCTGCCGCTCGGCCGAAGCCTTGGCGGCGATGGCCTCCTGCTCCCGGACCAACGAAGCGCCCAACTCGCGGTTCAGGCTGTTCGTCAGGTCGAGAAGCTGCTGGAGCATGGATGTGACCTCCATGTCCGGCGAAGAAGCCATGACGGTCTCAACCGAAGTGATGATCCCGTCAGCAGACGCGATCACTTCCTCTGTCGTACCCGTCGCGTCCTCGTCCACGGCCTCCTCGGCAGTGGGCGCAGGCTCGCTCGAAGAAGCTCCCTGCGACGAGGCTTCACCGGTCTCGTCCCCGGTATCGATCTCGATGACGCGGATCTTGGCGTCAGTGACGTCAGGGTCCACGTCCTTCGAGTGGAAGCCGTTCTGGCATCCGCCGCCATCTGGCTTCCCGTGTCCGCAGTCCGGGCAGGTCGCGGCATCCGCGACATCCGGGCTGACTTCGGACTCCTCAATGATCGTCTCCTGCGTGATGCCGAAGCCGAAGTTGACCGACTCCCCCATGCCGACATCGGCGAGGTTGCCCTCGATCCGGTAGGTACCGGTGTCCGTGTCGAGCGTGAGCTGGGGATTGCCGATCGTGTTGGATGTGACTGCCTTCTGCTGAATGGGCATCGAGAGCGACTTCATCGCGTTCTCGACCCAGCTGCGCGGGTTGGCAGGGATGCCGACGATGCTGGTCTCCAGCAGGTCGACGTGGGAGATCGTGTAGGCCCCGGTCTTCTTGTCGCGGACAGCGCCGCCTTCGGGGATGTTCGCGCCGATCGAGATGCCGAGCTTGCTGCCCTTCTCGATGGCCTTGAACGTCTTGACCGCCCGATCGTTCTCGTCGTTCATCACGATCGAGAAGCGGAGATCGTAGATCGGATCTCCGTTGCGATCGACCGTCCCGGCCTGCTTGATGACGGCAGACTCGGTCTGGCCGTACACGTCCTCGGGAACCTCGTAGCTGTGGTTGCCGAAGATCGTCAGGCCGTTGTTGGCGGCGCGCTCCATGTCCTCCAGAGCGGAGAGGAGCATCGTGTCGCCATGAAGATCCTTGATCGTGGACGAGGCGATGCCCTGAAGACGCATCTTGCCATCCGGATCCCGGACAGCCTTGAGAGCCGACGGCTCCCACTCGCGCGTCTCGTCGTTCCACGCTCTCGTGAAGATGTCGAAGCGGACGGCCGTCGTGATGATCTCGCCGTTCTCACCCATGAGTCTCTACCTCCTGTACCGGACTTGCAGCTGTGCTCAGTCCAGTGATGTAGTCATGGAACTTGGCGGCGGCGACATCCCAACTGAAGGACTTCCGCACATGTTCCTTGCCCGCCTCGCCCAGCTTGCGGACCACCCCGCGAGCCTCGTAGAGATGCTCGATCTCTCGGCTGAAGGCATTGATGTCGGCAAGCCACATGTCCTGACCGGCCGGTACGGTGATGAGCCGCTCAAGGGGCTCGATGAGCACCCCGCCGGGTCCGATGACCTCGGGGTTGGCTGAGACGTTCTGGGCCACAACCGGCACGCCGCACGCAAGCGACTGAGCGTTGCTGAGCCCGAAGCCCTCTCCGCGCGACGTCGTGACGAAGATGTCGAACGCGTTGATGAGGCCGTTCATGTCCTGAGTCGGCCACCCGCTGTAGCGGGTGTAGTTGCCCGGGGTGTGGATCCGCTCCTTGTCCACGTCCGGCCAGCGGCCGAGCATGACAGGGATGTGAACGCCGTGCTGCATCTGCACCGTCTGGGTGTGCATGAACAGCTCGATGTCCTTGTGCTTCTGCATCAGCGGCATGACTGCCTTGAGGAAGGCCGGGTAGTCCTTGCGGCCAGAGTTCGAGTCAATCCGCCCGATGACGAAGCTATCCTCGCTGAACCCGAACGCCCTCTTCGCCTCCCGCTTGGTCCGAAGCAGAGAGCCATTCGAGAGGGTGATCGGCTTGTCCTTGACTGACCAGTAGTGGTTCGGGTCGACCCCGTGGTAGACCATCTTGCTGGGGGTGAAGAACTGCTGACCCCACTTGCTCATCGCCACGACGTTCGTGACTTTCGGTACCACATCCGACCACATAGCGGGTAGGTTGGTGCCATCAACTGGGGCGTAGTAGAGGATCGGTCTGGACTGGAGAAGCGCGCGCTGTGGGTCGTATGCGTTCTCGAACAACAGGTCCAGCAACACGTTCGGATCGTTGAGGATGACCACGGCATCCAGATCCCCGCCCGGGGCCTCGATCAGCTTCCCCAGCAACTCTTGGATCCTGCTTGTCCCGTAGGTGTCGGACGCAAGAAGCTGGGTCGGGTTGTAGAGCTTGAGGTACGTCTGCCGATCGGGTTCGAGGATGGACGGGTAGTAGTCGCCCCGGTGGTTGACCGCCAGAACGTGGATGTCGTGACCGTAGTCACGAACCAGCCGCTCGCCGATGTGATGCGTGACATGGCCGAAGCCTGTAGCGCACCCGGCGTCGCTGAGCCATAGAACTGTTGCCACGTGATCCCTCACTGATGGTTCTACTTGCGGCGGACGAGGATCCTGTTGGGGGTTGCGACCGTCTGGATCTTTCCGTCGTTCCAGTGAACTTCCCACTGGGCGTCGTACTCGCCTTCGACGTTGAGATCCTTGACGCCCCAGCTGTAGGACACGAGCCCCTGCGATGGGTTGGTGATTGTCGCGGCTGCGTCGACCGAGAAGATCTTGTCGTCGGGCTTCCGCATCTGGAACCTGACCGATGTAGCGGTTGTCAGGTTGAGCGGGATCGACGGTGTCAACTCGTCATGGAGCTGGGCAACGATGTCCGGGGCCGTGTTCCCCTGAACGAACGTCGCCTCGATTGTCGTCATGGACTCCTCCTAGACGATGACGGCGTCGATCGTGAAGCTCGGGTGAACCACATCCAGCGTGGCATCCGTTCCTCTGGCGGCTACCCGGGCAGCGATTGTCGCCGCCGTCAGGTTTGCCCCGATCGTGTGGGTCGGCTGAAGCGTTGATCCGATCTGGTCTGCCGAGACCGTCGCCCCGATGCCAGAGCTGAGGATCCGCGCCTTGATCCGCTTCGGACGACGGATCGTGATGACAGCTGCGGCGCTGAACGTGAACTCGCTCTTGCCCCGGATGACCGCGTCGGCAGTGAAGAACCGGGCAAGGTAGAGAAGGATCGCGTCGGCAGTGAACGAGGCCGAGGCCGTCCCCCGCTTGATCGCGTCGATCGTGAGGGTGATGCTGCTCGTCCGCTGAAGGACGGCAGCTGCCGTCAGCAGGTTTGCGCTTTCGCGCAGGAGGACGGCCCCGGCGACGAAGCTGTGCTC